CAGTATATCCCGTTAGTCGTACTGAAATTAAACCTTCAGTTATACATGGTGTGATTAATGAACCTAAAACTTTTCCAGTTAGTCTTGACCGACGTCATTTTGGTGCTGCTGTTAGTAAGTATTTTAATGTTAACCTGCCTATTAACCCTAGTATACGCAAGGTCCTCCTGCAAGATGCTTTTGACGTTGTTGATTGTATGGATGGTTTCAAACTTGGAGTAGTTTCTGAATATGAGGCAATTAATGGTAATAGCAAATATCCTTACTTTGAGCGTATGAACATGTCAACTTCCCCTGGTCTACCGTATAAGAAGCTTAACAAAGGAAAAGGGAAAGAATTTTTCTTCACTCGAGATGGAGTTCATAACTGGCTTGTTAGCCACCCCCATTTGCGCACTGCAATCGATACGCGCATAGCTATGGCTAAACAAGGATTATCTTATGATAGCACATGGATGGATATACCTAAGGATGAGAGACGAAAACCTAACAAAACCACTCGTATGATTATCACCCCCCCTTTAGACTACCAGATAGTTTTTAGAATGTATTTTATGGATTACATAGTAGCATTTTATAATAATAAATTACGTTTCCATTCAGCAGTCGGTATTAATCCATATTCATACGATTGGACTGAGATGGCTAATAACCTCCTTGCGGTTCCTGATGTTGGTGGAGATGGTGATCACACTGGATTTGATGGCAATATATTATCTGATATGCTTGAAATTGAAATACATGCAATCAACCATTTTTACCGATATGAGACTGATCATGAGATTGCTAGTCGAGTTAGAGAGGTTCTGTGGAACGAGATTATACATACGCCAACCCAGTGTGTCAATGTTGCATATTTGACGCATTGTGGAATGCCTTCTGGCTGTAATTGCACTACCATAGTCAATACAAATGTTAATGATCGTTATTATAAATTGGCTTGGCTTGGTTTGGCTCCTGAGGAGAAGAGAACGATGAAAAGTTTTTACGAGCATGTCAAGGTATATTGTTATGGTGATGACTCAATTTCAGCTATTAAACGTGAAGCTTTACCCTTTTATAATTATGCTACTATAGCTGACAATCTAGCTTTATATGGCATAAATTCACTATGGCTGATAA